GCAGACGACGGCCGGGTTCCTCGGCGAAATCGTGCGGAACATTCCCGCGATTGACAAAGAAGCGACGAATATATCGCATACCCGATCCGGAGCTGTCACGGAGCACGACCCGCAACAAAGTCTAAGAGCCTTTAAGGCTTCGTGGGATACGTTCCTTTCGGCGCTTGGTTCTTCGCCCGCTGTCCCAGCGGGCTATGCGCTTGACGTGGTGGGTGCATTAGGTGGCATCGGCTTGGCGCTTGGTGCCCTTTCGACGGCGGTATACCTGTTCGGCCCGGCGTTGCGGGTAATCGGCAGTGTCGGCGGCGGCCTTACCAGACTCGGCCGCGCGGTGGAGTATGTTGGCGCTTCCGGGTTTGCGGTTTTGGAAAGGATGGGACTTCTTCGGCTTGCGCTGGCTGATTTGTTGGCACCGCTGGGGTTCTTGCTGACCGTTCTGCACCCTACCAGCACGCAAACCCAGGGTCAGGAAAACAAGCAACTCGGCGGTCCTTTGCATGAGAGGTTCCCAAACCTCGTTGCAAAGCCGGGCGATCCGAACTATGCTTACGGCGAGCACACAGATGCACCTCACGTTGAAACGCCTTGGCACCTGCCGCCGGATGCAGCCGAACGGCGCCGGGGTTGGCTTGAGGCGCCTCATGTCGAGTCGCCATCTAACGGTTGGAGCCGACCCGAACGCCAGGCTGACGTGCGTCCTGAAGTAGAAATCAAACAGGACTCCCAAGTTAGCCTTGCGCATATGATCGCGGTCGCGCTTGCGGAGGCAATTAAGGGGCTATCCATAACAGTGGATGGCGAAACGCTTGGCCGCTTGATGGATCGCCGCGACAATCGCGCAGCGTCCGCGCCTCCGACCACCGCAGGAACGCCAGACGTGCGCCTTCCCGGAATCCAATACCCGGCACTGGGTTACTGATGTCATTCTCTCTGTCTAGCCTCGGCCTGCCGCCGGCAGTCAACCAACTTGCGAACGGGCTGCTAGGCATCGGCAGTGACTTCGTGATGGTGTTGGGAACTGTGGCGTTCTTCAGCTTCGAAGTTCCGGCGGAATTGAACGACGGCGGCGCGCAATCGCTCAAGACTCACAAATACCCCGGCGGCTCTCGCACGATTGATACAATGGGGCCTGACGATGATGTAATTACGTGGTCCGGGTTCTTCGAAGGCGGTTCCGCGGAATCGCGCTGGGACCAGATCAACGTCATGCGCGCTGCTGGCGTCGCGGTGCCGCTAACGTGGTCCACACGCACGAAAACGGTAGTCGTCAAAACGGCGACAATCAGATACAGGCGATACTACCATATCGGCTACACGATTTCCTGCGAGGTGTTGCAGGACTTGACGCAACCAGTCCCTCCGCCATTTCTGGATTTGGACATGCTTTTGCAGTCGGATGCCGCCGTGGCTTTGAATGATGCCGTGGCGCTGGCGGTGCTGTTTTGAGCGGAACCCTTGCCGCCTTAAGCGCCGGTCTGCAAACCGCAGTCAATCAAGTCCAGACTGACCTTGGCGCGTTTTCGAATCTGTCCACCGCAACGACCGACCAACTCGCCACGCTATCCGCAGACCTGTCCGCCGCGACCATAGCTGCGCAGGCAGTCCAGACAGCCGTGGACGCAGCTCTCGTGACGGCGGCTGCGCCAGCCCTGTTTGTGTCCGGAACGCCCCAAACGGCCATGCTGGCCGCCGTTGAAGCCCTTGTGCAGCAGGCCACCGCTATGCCGACGGCGTTCGATTGCGCGAACCGGCTTCAGCGGATGGTGGTTTGCGTCGGCGCGGCGACGACGGGGACATAGGCAGTGCAAGTTGACGAATTTAATTTTAAGTTTGAAGGCGGGGAAATCGTGGTAAGCGTTCGTGCCCGCGCTCACGTTTTAGACGGAAAAGGCAGGAAGCTGCCGTTCCCGCAGTGGCTCTTGGAGGAACTATCTACTGCTCTGAAGGCTTTGGCGAACGCTGAAGGCACCTGACATGCCGGCAATTCTTCTATCGGTCTCCCCAGGCGACGATTTGTATCGCATAGCGGCGCGGTATTATGGCGACGCCACGGCCTGGACGCTGATCGTGAATGCAAACCCAGCGATCTACGCGGACCCGCTGATACAGGCGGATGCCGTCATTGTAATACCGCCATACAATGCGGGGCGTGCGAATGGTGGTATCCTGGCAAGCCAGTGAGTGACGCAACGAGGCTTCCGTCGGCACGCCGGCCGCGTGGTGTTCTGAAAATCAACGGAATGCCCGCATCGTTCCTGCGCCTAGAAGTGGAAAACCGTGGTCACTTCACGGCAGATACATGGCGCGCACGGCTTGAAGCGTGGTTTCAGCCGCAGAACTTCGGACTGTCCTATTGGGCGAACGTGGGAACCGGCATTCGCGTCGAGTTACTGACTGGCCTGTTGGACCCGACGCAACAGTTTTCTGATAGCCCACAGAGTGTGACATCTCTGATCATCGGGCAGGTAGACGATATAGACATAGACCCGATTACCGGCGAGTTGCACCTTTCTGGCCGCGACTTGTCAGCGCTGCTGATTGATACGAAAACAAGTAACAAGTGGCCGGACCAGACGGCAAGCCAGATTGCGACAAAACTGTTCACGCAAGTCGGGCTTACGCCGCAAGTAACCGCTACGGATACCCCGGTAGGACAGTATTACGACAACGCTTATGCTCATGTCGCTCGCGAGATTCCGATGTGGGACTTGCTTTGCTTTCTGGCACAGCAAGAGGGGTTCGACCTCTATGTCGTCGGCACGACCGGATATTTTGGTCCACCGGAGGCGGATAGCGATCCGAACCCGTGGACAATATCGGTGCAGAAACCGCAGACCGGCGGACCTGTCGTATCCAATGTCGCAAATCTGAAACTACGGCGCTCGCTCACGCTTGCCGGAGACATATCGGTAACGGTCCTTAGTCACAGCGGACGAAAAGGAAAAAGCATCAAGGCCACGGCGACGCGTGCGGGCAAGAGCGCGCCACAATCGTCGGCGAGCAAGGGTGCGGAGAAGGTCCAGAATTTTACGCTCAGGCGCCCGAACCTGACGCAGGAACAAGCGCAACAACTCGCTAATTCGTATCTGGCTGACTTGACCAAGCTGGAGCGGACCTTTGAAGCAACATGCGAAGGCGACCCGACGCTTTCCGTGCGAAGGAAGGCGCGTATCACGAATACCGGGACCAGCTTCGATCAGGATTATTATCTATTCACCGTCCACCACACGCTCAGTTTTGAAGGCGGCTATGAAATGGTTGTGCAAGGGAAAAACCATCCGGTGGTCGGAGAACCAGGAATTGCGTGATGAAGGCTTGGACTAGAGGGTTCCGATGAAAGAAGCCTTCTGGAACCGCATCCGTCAGATGATTGACCGCCAGATTGATGCGCGCATTGCAGCGCCGCGACTGGCGATCCTGGGGAGTTTCGACCCGTCAACGCATACTGGCGTCGCCAAGGTGATGCCGGAGGGCGCGTTTCCGGACCAGTCTGGCGATGTGCCGGATACCGGGTGGATGGGCGTCTTGACGATGGGCGGAGGCGGATCGGGCGTCTATGCACCTCCCGTGCCGGGCGATCAAGGCGTGCTTGTGCATCAAGAGCATGACCACGGTTCGCCGATTTGGATGGGGCGCGTCAACAGCGCGTCGAACATGCCGCCGAATTCCCAAGGCGGCGAGGTTTGGATAATCCAGACGATGGGCGCCGTGGTGAAGTTGACGAACGACGGGCACGTAACGGTGCAAGACTCCGGTGGTTCGTGGGTTCACATGACAGGCGACGGCAAGATGTCCATGCAGGATGCGAGCGGGACCAATCTGGCGTTTGGAAATAATGGAACCTTGACGTTGACTGGAAACTTCGTGGCGACGGGCGATATCACGGATCAGAGCCGCACAGGGCCGCATGCAACGCTGGCCGAGTTTCGTGCCGCATATGATGCTCACGAGCATCCGGGCGTGCAGAACGGCGCGGGCGTGACCGGGACGACCACGGTTCCCGTCTAATGTCCGGCACGTCCACAACTCCGCTTGCCTGCGATATTGACCATCTGTGGGGCAATGATATCGGCGTCACTCCGTCGGGTGACATCAATCTGGTTAGCGGATCATACCGCACCATTGAGCGCGTCATCCGCCGCCTGATGACCACGCCAACGACGCAACAAGGGTCAGCCTATCCATGGCAGCCGACCTATGGGGTTGGCCTCGGTGCGCGGGTCGGCGGCGTGTTGGATATTCGCGGGCTGCAAGCGGACGTAATGTCGCAAATCTTGATGGAACCGTCAGTTTCTCGCACTCCGTTGCCGGTCATTACGGTTAACCAGATTACGGCAACGGGCGTAACCACGATTGGCATCGTCTATACCGACAACTCAGGAACGCAGCAGAATTTCAGTTTCAATCTCGCAGCCACAGCACCTTTGCTGCTGTCCGACACTGGTCGCGCTTATGCGTCCGATCTCGGTTCTGTGATACACGGATGATTGCGGCATGACTGCTCCGACATGGCTTGGTGCAACAGGCTTTACGCAACTCCAAGTCGCAGCGATCCAAGCCAGTTGCACGGGGTTCGTGGATGCATCCGAGGGGTCTGTTACGCTCGCCTATGTGCAAGGCGTAAATGGCGCGGCGCTTTGGCTACAGGGCGAAGTTGCTTACACGCTTACGCTCACGCGCGCTGCTACGTCCAACGGGCTGGACTTGGACTCGTGGATGGCGGATTGGTTCTTCACGCGGCTGGCCGCGATACCGTCCGCAGGGCCAGTGACGTTCGCCAGCTTCACGCCGACAACGCAGCGAATCATCCCGGCCGGGAATGCTCCCGGCGGCGCGGCCCCACTCGGCGGAGTGATATCGACCGGCCCCGGAGGCACGCAATTTTATGTCACGGTAGACACCACGAATGCGGCCTATAGCGCGGTGGCGCAAGGCTACGTAATGGCTCCTAGCGTTGCCAGCGTCACGGTGCCCGTGCAAGCGGTAATCGCGGGCACGGGCGGCAACGTGCTGGCGAATACTATCACCAGTTTCGTGCAGCCGATCTCGGGTGTCGATACCGTCACGAATGCGGCCGGTTTTACAACCGGCATGGCTGCCGAGATGGACGCGGCATTCCGCGCGCGGTTCGCGCTTTATCTCGCGTCCCTCCGCGAAGCCACGGACAACGCTCTACAATACGCAGTAGAATCCATTCAGCAAGGAACCGTCGCGGTCATCCTGCCTAACCAGACCTATGCCGGGACAACGCAATACGGTTTCGTCACGGTTGTCGTTGACAATGGCACAGGAACGCCCCCGTCCAGTCTCATCACGGCGGCGTCTGCCGCGATCTTGAACACAATCGCGGCAAGCGTAAACTACGGCGTTTTTGCGCCGACGGTGGTAACGGTCACTGTCGCATGCACGGTCGTAAGCACAAACACGAGTTTGCATGGCGCGGATATCACGGCGGCGACGGCGGCGGTACAGAATTATATAAACACGCTGCCAATAGGGGCTAGTCTAATCAGGGTCCGGCTGTTTCAGGTGATCTTCGATAGTTCATCGAACATCAACGACGTGACGATTCTCTATGTAAACTCCGGGACTTCAGACATAACGGCTAGCGCAGTGACCGTGATTAAATGTGGCAGTTGCGTGGTGTCATGAGCGGCACCCAGTCTGACATAGCGGCGCGCGTATATAAATGGTTGCCCACCCAATGGTTCCCGGCCGCGCCGGCAGGCACCCGCATCGGGGCCATGACGCAGGGCGCGGGCGCGGCGCTTGCCATCAACTACGGCCAGATCGCGTATACGCAACTACAGACCCGCGTGGCGACGCTCACGGATGGATGGGTTGACCTCGCCAGCGGGGATTACCTCGGTTCCGGCACGCTGCCGCGCCGCACGAACGAAAGCGACGCATCATACCAGCTTCGCATCCGGCTTGCGGTATTCGCGATCAAGAATACGCGCGCTGCGGTTATTCAGGCGGTGGAAAACCTGACTGGCTTGACGCCATGGTTTTTCGGGCCAGCCACGCCGGGTGACACGGGCGGTTACAACGTCGGTGGCCTGGCTTATGGCACTGGAGGGGTCGGCGGCGCGGGCGGCTACGGTTCTCTCGAACTGCCGTATCAATTCTTCATGGTGGTGCAAAGGCCGAATGGCGCAGGCATCGCGGGCGTCGGCGGTTATTACGGCTCAGGATATCACGTCGGCGCAGGCGGGTATGGCGTCGGTTCGATGGAGTATATTACGTTGTCGCAGTCCGGTGAGAACGTGACGGATGCCTTGATCTATAGCACGATCACAAGCGTCATTTCTGCTGGCGTAACGGCGTGGGTGCGTCTGACGAACGAAGCACCGATGCCGGAAAGCTCGGCAGCGTCTGGCACGGCAAGTCTCATACCGGCGCTCGTAGGCGTTTAACAGGACCAGGAATAACAAATGTCTGGCACCGTTACGCTTGGCGATTTCTACGGCAATCCGTTTTCGGTCCCAAAAGAATCGACTGGGACGCTGCATTCGGTCCAGGAAGTCGGTGGAAACGCCGTATCTCTTGCCAATCCCGGACCCGTCCAGCAAGTCCCATGCGCCACATCGAACGGGATGCTGTCCGTTAGGTTGCAGTCGGCAGCAACGACGAATGCAACGTCAGTCAAAGCGATGCCGGGGCAAGTTTTCGGCATCGAGGTTGG